TACATGGCGAAGCCCTTGCGCGATGCGATCCTTCCAGCAGAATCGAACACGCAATTCGTGAGCCGACGAGCTGCCATGGCATTGCCGGAAACGCTTTCATCGGCGAGACGCAAGCCGGCGAATCCTGGGGCCCTAATGATAATAGGCTCTAGTGGCTTCACGGCACGTACCAATCCTCGTTTAGGGCTGTCGTCTCGCGGGTGGATTTTTCGTGTGACACAGCATCGTTAAGCGCAGCCGCGTAGGCGCCCATCAGTTCGCTGAAGGTATGGCCGCCGTCCTCTCCGCGTTCGGCCAGGGCCAGGGCCGTCGCGCGCAAATACACGAGATCGTCTGACACCGACATTTCCGTCGAGTCAGAGATATCGATCTGCGGGATCACGCAATCGACGCTCAACGTATATGAGGCCGAGGAAGTCGGGTGGAGCTCGATCTTCAGGAGTCCGGAAGAATCGCAACCGCCCATTGCCCAATACTGAGGTGCGCCAGCGGTTTGCGTGCCAACCTGTCGATGCCAGATGATCCATTCCCTAGAGCACTTGATGAGCGCTGTATGGGCAGTGTCGTTGAATACGGATATGATCCTAGTGCGTCGGTTTGAGCCTGTAATTGCGACAGAGCTTTCCCCGCTCGACACGTTGACCGGAACCAGAGATTTCAGCGCCTGCCAGTCCCAAGCATCCTCTACTTCGCGACGTGCGTCGTGGATAAGACGAGAAATCAAACTCACGTATTCCGACCCTGATGATGTAGTGACGGTTGCCTCTCGCAGCCGCACCAGCACCTTGTTAATCGTGTCGAGGTGCGTGGCCATAGGTCAGACAATCGCTCGCCCGATAGAAGCCGTGGATCTCGTTCTCTGCGATATTCCCCTCCTCATCCCCGTAGACGATTGAGCCATGATGGTGGATCTCGATCCTGTCATCGAAGATCCACACCTTGTCGACCTCGAAATCGAACAGTTGCCGTATAGCGGATTCTTCGCAGGGGATCTCCATTAGATCGGGGTAACGATCCTCGAAATCCAGTACGATGGTCGGGACATCCAGAGAATGTTTTTTGGCTACGATCATGCGAGATATCCCATATGCCACCCACAATCCGCCCCAAGCATAAGCCTGCACTGGGTTGCGGAAGCCGTTCTTGAGGATGCTCTGTTCCAGCTGCGCGTCGAACCGCGCGTGTTTCGCTCTGTCGGCGCGCTCGCGTTTCAGCGGGCGTGATCCCCATTTGCACAATCCGGTTCCGTATCCTGGGTTATAGACAATGGCGCGATCCCCGAACTCTCGTGCGGGGATCACGCCATAACGCACTATGTACTGCACGGTGCTACCAGGCTGGTCGGCCTATGATCAACTTAAGTGTCGTGCCGTTGAGATCGTCAGCCGCGTACTCGCCGGCATCCGCCTGTAACCGGATATCGACGGTATCTGCCGCGCCGACAACGATCACGAAATCCCCAAAGTCGGTCCCATCTGACAGGTCAGAGCTGGTGGCCCAACCAATGACCATATCGCCTAGTGCGACTCCAGGAACGGTGACCGTGAATTCGCCGGTATCGGTGAGAGCGACTGAATCCTGATCCGAGATAGTAACCGTACAAAGCCACATGTGGCTGAACAAAGCGCCAAATTGCCGCTTGTGTTTGCCGCTATTGACCACGACTGTTGCTATGTTAGCCATGATGTGCTCCTATTGCGTCGCCGGAACAATAATCGCCACGCCAGCGTCGTTGCGGAGCTCGCCTACCCCATAGATCGTATCGGCAGTGAACAGACTGCCCAAATATTCTTGTTTATATTGTGTCTGCACGCGAACGCTTAGTTGCTCGACGTGGCAGAGCGCAGACCGATGGAATATCGCGCAGACCCGATAGGATACCGAGTCATTCGACTGGATCGTAGGCGCCTGGCTAGATGCGTAGACTGGGATGCCGTAGACATCTCCGACGAGGCCATTGCGAATTGTGTTCATCGAGCCGCCCTCTCCGACGAATGCCTGCTCCGTGAAGCGCGCGATGCCCATCAGGTTGCGCTTCTCCACCGGCGGGATGACGAAGGTGCGATCTTGGAACGGAACGTCTGCGTCGTCGAGCGTCTGAATGACCCGGCGGATCCCCGCATCGGTCAGCGGCGTGCCGTTGCCGTTAGAGGCTTTCAGGTAGGCAGTGATGCCGTCCCCTCCAATGACCCCAGCCGTATAGCCAGGTTCGCCAGACGTGGTGACGGTTCCGCCCTGGAGTCCTTCCATGAGGGCCCAGAGGTCGGAATCTACCTTGCGCGCCAAAGCATATCCGGCGTCATCGGTGTAGATCGCCCGATGACTCGGGAGGTTTTGGAGCGCGACGATATCTTCAATCAACTTGGAATACTCAAACCACTTGTTGATCGCGATATCGACTGTCGTGTCGGTCGCCGCAATCAGGGTGACTTGGGTATTGGCCGCTTTCGCGCTCGCCGTTCCACGTGTGAAGCTAGGGATATGAACCACGTCGCCACGACGGCCATTATGGTCCATTTTGGTGACGCGATTCGCCAGGACGAGGTTTGCCTTGTAATTTGCGATCACCTCGTCTGCCCACAACTCCGGAATGAAATTCGCGGCGGTTGTGGTAGTGACATTGTTTGTGCCAAGTGGCATCGGAATCTCCTGTCAAAAGTTAAAGTGTTACACGATTAGGGCACTATTTGACCCGTCCCTCCGCATACGCTTGGACAATTTCGTCGTTGAGCATCCGATACGCTTCCGGATTCTCGACCTTCAACCTCATGAGTTCGATCCTGGAATAGGTTTTCTTACCCTTATTTGCCGAATCCCTGGAGCCGCCGCGCGTTGTCGCGGTTGCCGCAGCCAGTTCCTCGCGTTTTTGCCTTGCGCCTTCCGCGTTGAGTTGCTTATACGTGTCGAACAGCTCAATTGCGTAGTCAATCTCGCCGTCCGTTGCGGCAACCCACATGGCGGTTCGAGCCTTTGAGGCCTTCACCCAATCCTGAAAAGCTGGATCGCGTGTCAGGTCCGCATAGTCAGGATGCGCCGTTTGGAGTTTGTCGCGTGAGGTTTCATCTCTTACGCGCGTCACGCCCTCAATTGCCGGGGCGACTGCCTCTGCGACCATCGACTGGATGGTATGTCGGATTTTGTCTTCTGTGAAATCGTCTTTCGTATACGACTTTTCCTTCGGGCGTTCTTTCAGAAGTTGGTCGGACAATTTGCGCATCTCGCCCAGTTCGTGCGCTTGCTTGCCGCTGAGCCGTTCGAGCTCGACGTAAGCCTGCGCGATTTCCTCGGCTGATTTCCCGTGGAATTTTTCCGGCATCTGAAAATCGCCCATAACACCTTCTCCTTCAGGCAGGGGGTTTCAACGTAAGCCGAGCTGTGTTAGCTCGTCCATATTGGCTTTTTCGTGCGCACGCTCCCATTTGCGCGAGGCGGTTGGGAAAGCCGTGTCCCACCCCGGTAATTGGAGGTGCGCACAGGTCACCGCTTTGGCGGCGTTTTTCCCGCAGCGAGGGCAAGGGCACTGTGCTCGTTCTCGCATGCTGCGGAAAGCGTCGAAGCGATGGCCACACTCGCACAGATAGTTATACATCGCCATCGTCGAGTTCCTTCAGTGAATCGTCTATTGACCTGAGGACGTCAGACGTTTCATCTCGTAGGCGCAATAGTGCCGCAATTTCCTCGATGCGTCCTTTGTGTCTGAACAAGGTTGCCTCGTCGTCGATTCCCGCTAAGTCGTTCAGGGTTTCGAGCCGGTCCACAAGTCTGCCGACCAGAATCTGCCATGCTGGCATGCCGGTCAGTGAGAGTACTGCCTCGCACTCTTGCCGGTCTTGCAGCAATTGCTCCTTGCGGCCGAGGGCGCTCATATCCCAGCCAATCGTCCCATATCGTCACGTTTCACTCGTCGTCCTCCGATAGAGAGGATCTGTCCGTCTGGGGATCGCTCGATGGACAGATCTGGAGATTCGCTTGGTGTGTTCCGCTGGCGCATCTCCAACGCTTCGAGTTGCGCTTGCAGCTGCGCGATCATAGGCACCACATCCGGTAGTTGTTGGTTTGGTTCGGACGTGTTCTGACCGATGTTCTGATGCGCAAGATGCTGTTGTTCTGCGAGGGTGTCGATTGCGGTGCGTAATTCCTCTATTTCTGGCGTGAGATCCTTGGGCTCGAACCTATGAGGAAGGTTCGTCAGGCGATCCATTGCATCAGAGATCGCCATAATTCTGTCGTGTGATTCGTCCATCTTTCGAGCAAGTTCTAGTAGCTCGGAGGAGCGCTGCTCGGAATCCTGTGCGACCAGTGCCTGCTCTGCTTTCGCGTCTGCGCGTTCGGCGGCGGCTTTGGCGACGTTCAGGACGGCTTGAGTCATATGTAGGGTGTATTGTGAGCGAGCGGCCAGTTCCTCGCATTTCGCTTTCCGGATGTTTGCGATTGCCGTAGCGGTGCTCCACCGAGCTTCGCCCTCATCGCGCTTTGCCTCTGCTTCGATCTGGCGCTCCTTTAGCGATTTATCGTCCGCCGCCTGGTCGATACGGAAACTGAGTTCGGCTTGTTTGAGCTCAAGTTCCCTCGCCTTGAGCTGGTCCGCGAAACTGGGCTGTGGCGGTTGCGGATGGATGGCCATTTCGATCTGTTTTTCGACCAGATCCAGCAGCTCGTCCTTTTCGTCGACGCTAAAATTCTTCAGGATTCCGCGCAAAACGATCCAATACGCGGCGCTGTCGGGGTGCATAGTTTGGAGTAATTGCGTGAGCTGAGCGACCTCGAATTCGCGCGCTGCCGCGCCCATCGTTCCGTGCACGAGGAATTTGTAGTCCTGTACCGGGTAGCGCTCGGTGTTGAATTGCATTTGGCGCCACATTATTTTCGTAATCAGGGGCTGCAAAAATTGATCTTCTATATTGCGCAGGGTGCGCTTGGCGCGTTTTAGGGTCGCGCCTAAC